TATTTACTTACCACAGCTAAAGCGTACAAAGATTTTTATTCGCTCACAAAGCGAAGGCCAGGATTGAAGTTCACATCCGATCCCTATGCCTACCCCTATCAAGTCGAACAGACTAGAATGAACACAGACCCTTTCGTTAGAAAGGCGATGAAACTTTGGGACTCTGAAGTTTACTCGGACTTATCAGGATATACAAAGAAGTCAAGCTTACCGCTTGCCCTCGATGCCTTATCTGGATTTGCCTTCGCAGAGAGAACTTATTCCCAGATCCCTACCAAGTTTCAGAACTCTATTGATTACGCCGTCAGTAGGGCCCGTCAGGTATTCTGCCCCAGTGAGAAACTGACAAAGTACTCCTTATCCGAAGCAACTGATAACATGAAGTTAGACAGTGCCGCTGGTTTCTCTTTCCCAGGAAAGCAGAAGCGAGAAGTTGTTGAGAAAGCTTATGACATAGCTGCTTTCATGCAACACAAAGCTCAGCGAGGAAAAGGTTGTTACAGGCCACCGTGCAAATTGGCTATGCGCGGGCATCTTTCGCCAATCGAAGATGCTAAGACTAGACCCGTTTGGATTTATCCATTTGAAGTGTCTATTCTTGAAGCTAAATGGGCTATCCCTTTTTACCAACACTTGGAGGACTCAGTTCCGTCAGTGCATTTTGGAGAAGGATCCATGCCCGCCCTTGCCCAACTATTGACTGGAGGGATTCACGACGACAGTGAAGCCGCCGAAGTCACCGTAGATTGGTCATCTTTTGATCGTAGTATACCAACGTGGCTAATTAACACAGCTTTCGACTTAATTGGAGAATGTTTTGATGATGGTTACGCGTACCACGAAGGGAAAATGGTTTATGGAGGAGAGAAAATGATTGAAAAGAATAAACATCTATTCAATTGGTTGAGGGAATACTTTTTAAAGACCCCAATCATGTTACCGAATGGAGACGTTTATCAGAAGCATCATGGTATCCCAAGTGGAAGTTACTTCACTCAGGCTATCGGATCAATCGTTAACTTTATCGTCATAGAAACACTAAACCACTACAACCAATGGAACATGAGAAGATTAAAAGTTCTAGGAGATGATAGTAGTTTTTTGGTTCCCATTTACAAACCCGGAAAGGTCAACGCTGCGCAGATAAAGAGGCAAGCATGGTCCATTTTTGGAATGACGTTGAAAGAAGAGAAGTTAAGGATCACGACCAGACAGAAAGATCGTAAATTTCTTGGATATCACGTCGATGGATATCGATTTACTCGACCCGATATTGAATGGTTCACATCAGTATTATACCCAGAGAGAGATATTCAGCACTTAGAACAGTCAGCATCACGCGTCGTTGCGTACTACCTACTTGGTGGTATAAATAGCGAGCTATATTGCACCTTCTTCCGTGATTACATTGGAAGATATCCCATGATTGTTGGTAATCCCTTAAAACTAACAAGGAGCATGAAACGAATGTTTCAGTATGTATTCAAACTAGATGTCAACATCATTAGATGTCCAGATATAAGAAAGTTAGATGCAACAGCCGTACCTTACCTGTTTTCACTAGGAGATCACCC